TCATTCGATAGCCTTGTGGTGTAAATTGCGGCGGCGCGGAGGCGTGAATTGATTAGGCTTGTTGTTGTCGTATCTTCAATCTTGCCTACATTAACGGTATTTAATGTGGTCGGGTATGCCGCCGATGTTCCTGAAACTACCGCCCCACCATCTAAACTTGCCGTCATTGTTCCGCTTGCGCCATTTTGTTCGTAGGCAAATGCAACTTTATGAAATCCATCGGCAGGGTTGCCCAAAGAAATAGTTGTACTTTGAATTTGCGCTCTTAACGCATTACCTGAATAAACAAGCATTATTCTATTTGATTGATTTCCATCGCTAACCGCCAAAATTCGCCTCGTACTTGTATCAGTTCGCATTTCAAACTCCGCATAAATCGTACCCTCCGTCTGCCCGATATACCCCGACACCCCCGACACTGTGCAAACATCCGCGGCGCGGGTTGCAGAGCCTGTTGTCGTGGGGATGTACGAAGTCGGGATTGCGCCTGTTTCTACCTGTGCGCCCCAGCCGTACAATACATCGCCTGTTACGCCTGTGAATGAAGGTGCGCGGGTGTCGCCACTTGCGGTGATTAAAACAGGTATTACGCCTACACCTGTACTTGTGCTATTGCAAGTTGCCGTGAACCTGCACCTGTACCATCCATTTCCGTAATTTTCAATGCTCGCCGCCCTGTTCGTGTCTGCCGTGCCACCACTTGCAACCAACGCCCCTGTTTGCAGGTCGAAGTTGGCATAGCCTAACTGAGTGAATCTTGCTGAGGGAAACGTCAACTGCACATATCTACCTGCCGCGCCCGTGCCTTGTTTGAAGAATGCGCTTTGCGTGTAAATTGTGCCGCTTGTATAACTTACTGCTGTTGGATTATTAGACGCGAGAAAATGCGAATCATTCACCGCAGTCGGACTAATCGCATTCGCCGTGTTTGTCCCAAGTGGGTCAAGCGTGCCACTTGTGCCTGTCGCCGTTGTCACATTATTGGTCAACCCCCAATTCGTCCCTGTCGCCCACGTCTGCGAATGCCACGCCAAATTCTGCGCACTCGGCTCAATCAACCCCGCAGGGCAACCGCCGCCTATCGGGTAATCCAAGCGAAGCACGCCCGAAGCGACCGATTCAATAAAGCCACTCGCATTCACCCGCGTGGCGGTGGTCGCTCGCGTGAAGGTGAAGTCAGCACCGCTAACCGCTGGCAACTGCGGATAAACAAAGCCTGCCCTCGTAAGTTGCGGAACAATCAAAAGCGAAGGCTGTCCAGTCACCCTGCTCGCCGCTCCTGTCGTTGTCGTGATGTAAGGCGAAATCCTATCATTGCGTTCAACTTGCGGCGCGGCAATGCGAATAGTGAAGCTGATGACATCCAACGCCGCCACATCAGCCGTAAGCCTGAAATTCACCTTGTCAGTGCTGACGCTGGCAATCGATAGAACTGCGGTGTTTACCCGCGTTAAACTTCCCGAAGCCAAGCCATTCAAATCAGTACTGCTGTTCGCCGTTTCAATGACCGAGCCATCGCTCGACTTTTGGCCCAGCACCTGCATCACCATCGTGGCAGGGATTGTCCCTGCTTGCTTGCCCAAACTCATCGCGCCCATGTACTGTTGACCAATGCTTGCAGGGATTGCGTTGGTGTTGTCATTCGGCTCGCACCCTATGTAAATCGTGCCATCGCTATCAGCCGTGCCACTCACTGTCCAATCAATCGCCTGAAACCCTGCACTGGTGAACGCGCTCGAAATGGTGACCGTCAATCCATCAACACTACCACTTACCCACTTCGTTGGCAACACGCTTCCTGTTGCACCTGCCATCGCGCTATTGGTGAGCAGGTTGGTGTCCGTTCGTTGCGGCACTCTCATCTGCAAGTTAATTGCACGCGCATCAAGGCAACTGCCCGCCGCTTCCTTTGTCGCGCCTGATGCAATCGCTCGCGCCGCCGCCGCCGCGTTATCACTCGCGTAGTCGCCCACTACCTTCTGCGTGACAAAAGGCAATGCATATCCGTGCGCTAAGGCCATCAGGAATAAGCAAATACGTTGCCGCCTGATACCGTGACCGCGGCTAATTTCAAGCCGTTACGCGCCCTGACAATCATTCCTGTCATCACTGTAATGCCTGATAATCCCAAGTACGTCAGCGCGTTGTTGCCCTCGCTGTCGGTCAAAGTCGTAAAACTCGTTGCGGCGTTCACCACAAGAAATTCAAACGCCTGACCTGTCACCGCGCCTGTCACTACGGTTATCGCGCCGTAGCCTCCCAGCATCGCGTCTAATTGTTGCCCAATGTTCATATGCTATTTTTAGTTAAATACCACTTATGTCGGAACTTCGCAAGAATTGTGCGGATATTCAAAGTCAAAGTTGGCCGAAGCCTGCCATCCAGCGACCTTGTCATCCCGCGCCTCCACAAACCGCGTTGCACTAACCGCATCTTGCAACGTGTAATCCTTTGCAGGGTCGTTGGTGAATTTGCTGATGAAGTCACGCATTATATATAAGGTGTCGTTTAGCACCTCATCTTCATTGTCAGTCCATCGCGCTACTACGCTACCAGTCACCGCCGTAGATAGGTTGCGGCTATCTTCAACCCTGTCCATAATCAGCACACTCACGCCAAGCGTAAGCGCACCAACATTTGCGGTCATAGATTGCAGGTCAGCAAACAGCAAAGGGTAAACAACCCTATCCCTGTCGGTTGTCCGAAGATTTATCGTGTTGTCCGTTCCTATCGCAAGCGGGTCGCCGAAGCCCACGCTGTTGATTTGTGGATGGGCCGCCGCAAAGGTCAGCAGGTCGTTCTTTAACTGAACCCAACTCATAATACTGCTTTAGTTTGTTGATATTTTTCGCGTGTGCCATTAAAATGGGTAAAAGCGTTTTTCAGGATAATCCAATGGGTCACGGAAGCGGCCACGCCTTCCTAATGCCATCCCTGTTTCGTAACTACTGCCATTCGGGTAAATCGTGTCGATAGCCGTTGGTGGGTTGTCAAATAGCGGGTAACTGGCGTGGTTCTCTTGCAAGTAGCGGGTAATGCGCTCCGTGTACCACTCCGCATCATTCTTGACTTTGTCCATCAGTTTGAACACCTCATCCACGCTCATCGGGTTGCTTTCGGTGCTGGTCCTGCGGTCCATCCCTTTATTCATATACTTGAACGACAGCACCATCGGAAGTTCAAAGTACATCCATTGCACGATTGCAGGTTGGATGTAATCTTCCAGCAGTGTGGTGTTTAGCGCGGTCACCGAACCGCTCACCACTTGCGCCTGTACTTCTTTGTACAACGCACTGCCAAGGGCAGGTTGGATGTGCATATCCTGAACCTTGACCAACGTGGGCCTGATTTGGGTGTACGCTACGTTTTCGTTTATGACGCTGTTTTCCAGCAGGTACTCCTCACTTACAAATAGGGCGATGCTCATTACACTACACGTTTAACTGTTGTTCCTTTTTTGACTACCAATTGCTGAACCCACATATGTCTGCAACTTGGCCTGTGGTTGCCATTCGGAAGCGTGAACCAACCACCTCTGCGCTCCCAAACATTCCACCCAACCAACTGCCCGATGTCGTTAATATCGCTTCGGGTGTACAACTTTGTCGCGCTTAAATCCAGCATCGTCTGACAAAACTTGCGGCTTTTGTCGTAGCCATCCGCTTTGCTCAACCCCGCATATTCAGGTCGCCAATCGTAGCGATAGCGCACCTCCACCACTTCCTCCTCCACTGGCACTTCTTTCGTGGCCGTGTCAATGTCTCGGCTAATCGGGAAGCGGTTTTTTTCAAGCAGGTAAGCAATCCGCTTTCTGACTTTTGCAGGGCTGACCTTCAACGCCTCGGCTATTTCTTTGACCGTTGCCAGCCTGTGCTTCTTGCGATACGCCATTATTCGCTTGTCCAACTTCTCCTCCTCCTCATCGACCGCAAACGTTTCAGGGTCACCTTCCAATGCCAACTCCCACTGGTCCACGACGTCAAAGGCTTGCGCGTCATCGCCATACTGCGCACCAATAGCCGCCAACATCCGCATCTCTGCATCTTCGCCCTGTGCGCTGAACTCGGCCTGTCCATCAGTCAGGAAGTCGTTAATCTGCTCGGCGGTCAATCCAAAGCCACTGCCCAGCATTGTGCGCGCTTGCGCCTCGCTAATCTTGCCCGACTGGAAGTTGCGCACTATCCGCATCAGGTGCTGGAACTGCCGCCCTGTCATCGTGCGCAGTGCCTCGTTCACTGGCTCGCTTGCCAATGCCTCCACAGCAGGTGCGCCTTCGGGTTGCGTGGCTTCTTCTTCAATCGGTTCAAGCCCTGCCTTTTCGCGCAGTTCGTTGCGCGTCATTATCTGCGTCAGCACCTGTTCGCTTAACTGCTCGGTCACTGGGTCGGTAGGGCATAAATACAAGCCTTCGATGTCATTGAAGCCTGCGATGTAGTTAATCATCCGCTCCACAATCATCACCCGCGCGTTGACGTAGGTGTTTTTAAACAATTCGTAAGCCTCAATCAATTCCTTACGGCCTCCCAACTGCCCTTCGGTTTTAACGCCAAACAGCATCGGGTTGGTGACGTTATGCGCCACAAATATTTCTTCTTGAATTTGCCTGTTCAGCAGGTCAAACTGCTTGTCCAAATCGCTCGGCGTTAGCGACTGGATGCTCGGTGCGCTTTCCTTGCCGCTACTGAACGTCAGCACAAATCTACCTGCGTTCCCCGCACCGCTGAACTTGCGGCGCATCATACGCTCAATCTCATCTTTTTCTTCCTCCGTAGGTATGCCATCAGCGAAGTTTATCAACTGCCCACCCCAAAACTGGTTGCGGATGTTGTTGATGTGGAAGCGCGCTATCTCCGCATCACACTCAATGTACGCGAGCGCACCTTGATAGTTCGGAAGCGGGTAATGCTGAACGCCTGCCGAATAGTGGCGGTAGTAAAACATCTGCTTTCCAACGCGGTTCTTCTCATCAAACTTCGGCATCTTCTCCACCTCGTTGCCTTTCGGAAATTGCTGAATCATACGCGCGTCATACCAATCCGCGATTAGGAACATCTCATCGTCCAAACTCACCCGCACCTTTTGGAATGGCACGTGTTCAACAAAGGCGATGCCGCCGCCACGATTCCACGTGACTGCAAGCGCGAAGCCGTTAAACAACTCCAAATCCAGCACCAACTTCTCGGTCAGGTCGTTCAAATCATCCTCAACATTCGGGTCGCGGAT